AGACACATCGCACCCCATTATGGTACGCTGATTGAAGCTGGTTTTAACAAACAAAAACTACGTGCCCATATTGACTACTATTGGAACGAGGCTGTTAACGACTGGGCTTTAACCTTCTATGATAACTTTGATATCATGTGCGAGTCTAAGGCTAAAAATCTTGCCAGCTTTAAATTATATGATACATACTTAAACAAGGTAAAGAATGATGTTGGACAAACTAAAGAACTTATTTGCGAAGAAGCCTGAAGTAAAGGCTGAGACAAAACCCAAAGAACCTAAATCAAAAAAGGTTGTTGAACTATCGGCTAAAGAGAAAGCAACTATGGCGGGAGAGCCATATGTTGCTATTCTAAGTGTAGATGTTGATCCTAATAATATCAACAGCGGCGCCTTTGAACTTGATTGGAATGATAAGTTTTTATTGAACTTAGTCAAAGCCGGTTACAAGAAAAAAGAAACTGATACAGACAATGATATAGTAGACCGTTGGTGGACGCAAGTTTGTAGAAATGTAGTACTTATGACTTACGAGCAATATGCCGCTGATCCAACCAACCGTGAAGCGGACCTTATGCGTCCTACATTAAATCGCCGTGACTTAGGTAACGGGCGTTCTGAAATAAGCTAAAGTACTACAATTTCGGTTGACGATAATTCAGTAAGGGTATATAATACTTTCATTAACTCAGAAAGTATTCATGTCTCAAATATCATTTGATTTATTCAAACAATCATGTGAGGAACGCGGTTATACTGAACGTATATACCATGACCGCGGAGTGCTTGTACTGTATTCCAATAACGGAATCAAGTGCGAAATTAAAAAAAATCATTATACAATAGGTTGGTTAGCAAGACCTGAAGATGTTGCAACCATGCGCCAACAATTCATTGATGCTGGCTTTTCTGAGAAAAAGGGCAAACGCAGTGAAAAGCGCAAGGATGAAAAAGATTTTATTAATGTACATTTTGACGGTGATGTATTAGAATCTTTTTGGGAACTTGTCGGTATCATTGAATCCATTACAACTATTGTACGCAAAATTCGTGGACAAGCAATTAAACCTATCGCACGTGAAGTTTCCGAACGTAATATTTTTGAAAAGATTGCTAAACGTTTCAAGTATTTTATTGACAACGAAGATGGTTTTGGTTTAGAGAATACCCGTGCATTACTTGAAGGTGATAGTATTGACCATTTAATTACAATTGGGGAGTCAGTCAATCGTACTAAAGAAAATACTTACCGCGAACACATTGTTCCTTGTATTTTGATTTATAATCAAGCGGTTACTATGACTATGGAAAAGCGTAGCATAACCGAAATAGCACAAATGATTAAAACTAATTTAGCTATTGTATTGATAACTAATGAGGAAGCAGAAAAACTAGACAATGAATTGGACATGCAAACTAGTATGCCTGAGAATTGGAAGTTTGGTGATGATATATTCGCACGATTAACTGTTGCAGGAATACAACTAAAATGAAAACAATTGACGATAAATCCATTCTACTATACAATGTTAATCTTTACTAAAGGAAATATATGAGTCATATTCAACCCAGAATCATGAAACTAACTAAGGCAACTAAGCAAATTGACTTGCCGTTCATGCGTACATTGCAAAAAATTTACTTGCATGATAATATTTTTAAATCCATTGACGAATCGTTTGCAAACAACGACAATAGATTGACTGTGGTTCCTGCTGGTACTAACGCAGGTAAATCAACTGTGATTACTAAAATTACAATTCCTACAATAATTCAACGATACCCTCATGTATCGTGTATTGTGTTTACTTCACCTGATAGCGGATGTGTTGACGGTCCTTTTGCTAAATTTCATGCTGAATGGAATGGTAAATTTGTTTTGTGTGATGACGGTTCTGTCAAAATGATTAGAGCACGCCGCAAAGATGAAATAAAGGCTTCATGGAAATGTAACGAATTTACACCATACAACATCGTAGATGTTTGGTTTGTCACTACACAATGGTTAGGTAGTATATGGGGCGACTACAAAGATTCTGAGTTAGACGAAAAGTCGATCGGAGCTCCTGACTTTGTACTTGCAGATGAAATTCAATTTGGTTTAGGTACAATCAATGCCGAAACTATTTTTGAAGATTTAGGAAGAGAAAACAAAAACTTTGATCCAAAGTGGTTGCCTACTCTGTATGGTATGGCGCAAGCTGGTTCGCATGTTATCGGTTATACTGGTACCCCTACAAAGAGTCAATTAGGTAAAACTACTCTAGGTCCTACTGTGTTCAAAACATTGTCTGCAATGCCTGAAAACAAAAACACTAGTGTCTTTGCAGATATAATGCCAATCAGAACTGAGATTGAATCATCTACATATCGTAGTACACTATTAAATACTTACGACCTTTCTAAATTAGTGTATGAGTTGAAGATTGAAAAATGCGAAAAGTTAATGAATGCAATTGAGAGTGATACATGGCAACAAGCGATGACTATCGGAATTGTTCCAATGTTGCCCGGTGCGTTCTTTAAGTTTGGACGTAAAGATGCTAGTAAGTCTATCCCTCTGTATACTTCTAGAGGTCGCAAAAATGACTTAGCACAATTCGGTAAGGATATGAAGGCTGATATGGGTTTCGTCACCACTGATGAAAAAACCTATACTAAAAATGGTCATCGAACTAAATATTTGTCATCGGCTCTTGATGTAATATGTGGTGCTAACGATCCAAAGAATATGCTTGATCCGTTGTTACTTGGTGTAATTATGCAAGGTAATATGGGTTGGGATATCCCTCGTATTAAGCAAATTTCATTCTTGGGTTATCCAAGTGCAAAGAATGTTTTCTTGATGCAAATGCAAACAATGTCACGTGCAAAACGTTTGTTGTGCGGTGTGTATGACCATACTGATAAAGCACGTGAAATTGCTGAACTGAATATTTCTAATGAACAAAAAATAGCATTGGCTAAGTTTGTTGTGTGTTTGAATACAGTTGACATTGTTATTCCCAGACATGATATGTTGTTGCAAAATGCATATTCTGAATTTAGAGAAAACATGCATACACCTCAAGAAGGTCTAGACTTGTATTTGAACATCATTGCCTCACATGTACCGGTTGAGAAGAAAAACAATGTTACTAAACCGCACTTTCATATGGGGTACAATCCAGGTTCGCAAAATCAAATGAACAAAAAAGATTATTGTGAACATTGTACTGATTTAGGTTTGCTTAATGATAAAGGTGAAACTTGGTGCAAGGTTCTAGGACGTGTGCAGGCAAACGACTTGGCTAAGCGTAAATTGAGCGATGATGATTTTAATCATTACTGGAAAGGTCAGTTGAAATTGGATCACCTTAACGGGGTTCGAACTGACAATAGACCAGAAAATCTTTATACACGTTGCGGTATCAGTGATGGATTGAAAACTCTAATCGCAGAAGATTATTTAAATAAATATGATTCAACTAGTAAAAAGGCAAATGGAAAATGAACTACGCACTAATTGACCTTGCTAACACTTTTTTTCGTGCCCGTCACGTGGCCTCACGTGGCGCTACTGCGGAAGAAAAGGTTGCATCAGCATTACACATAACATTGTCCTCAATAAATCAAGCGGTGCGCCGATATAAAATTGACCATGTTGTTGCCTGTACCGAAGGCAGGTCGTGGCGTAAGGACGTATACCTTCCCTATAAAAAGAATCGCATAGTTGATGCTATGTCAGTTACTGAGGCTGAAAAAGAAGAATCTGAATTATTTTGGACCGCATATGCCGACTTCATAACTTACCTTAAAGACCGCACTAACATCAGCGTACTCAGGCATCCCCAAGCTGAGGCAGATGACTTGATTGCAAGATTTATACACCTGCATCAATCAGATACCCACTACATAATTTCGACGGATTCTGATTTTTTTCAGTTAATCGCACCAAATGTGCATCAGTACCAGGGCGTAGCCGGAGAACTTATTACACTAGAGGGCTACTTCAAAGAAAATGGGAAAGCAGTAATAGACAAGAAAACTAAACAACCTAAACTGTTGGAAGATCCTGAATTTTTACTGTGGAAGAAAATAGTTAGGGGAGATTCTTCCGACAATATTTTTAGTGCTTACCCGGGTATAAGAGAAGTTGGTAGTAAAAATAAAATTGGTATAAAAGAGGCATACGAAGATCGCCACAAACAGGGATTCCATCATAATTCGTTTATGCTTTCTCGCTGGACCGACCATGAGGGGAATGAAGTACGTGTTAAAGATGCATTTGAACGCAACCGTCAACTTATTGACTTGACAGCACAACCGCAAGAAATTAAGGATGCAGTTGATGATTGTATTCGCAAAGGTGTTCGCAGAACTACAACTCCTAGTGTGGGCGTACACTTCCTAAAACTCTGCGGGAAATTTGAGCTTACCAAACTTAGTGAATCGGCGGAAACATACTCGCGGTGGTTGAATGAACCATATACAGGTACACTTGAGGAAACTGCTAATGTCTGATACTCTTTCATTGTACCAAAAAATCGTTGATTACTATTATGACAACATTCATTGGGAATCTGATTTGTCAATCAATGATTGGTTAACAAAAGAATATGGTGCATTTTATAATAGATATAGTAAAACATTTTCTTTTGAATCGGATGCAAAAAAATCGTGGTTTTTGTTGAGGTGGACATGACATTCAAATACACAGAACCTAGATTTAAAATCAAAACAATTAAAGCCGGAGACAATGATTGGTACATGAAAGATGGACTAATGGTTACACCACGTGCTGGTTTTGAAATTAATCAGAATTGTCCTGCAGAATACAGAACTATCATTAATCAATGTTTACAAAGTGGTTGGCTTAAACCTGTTGCGTACATGAAAGAATCAGAATACATTTGGGAAAAACTAGGAGAGTAACATGGATGACGAATACGAAGATTTTAGCCAATACAAATTGAACATTCAAGGTCTTGATTGTTTAGATGAAAAAATGCTCGGTACACTAATTGACAGTCTTGTTGATTATTATGCTAGTAAGTTTGGGTTAGATATGACACTGTGTCATTTTACGACACCTGACGAACCAGAGAAACCAGTGTATGACGCTGAAAACTTAGATGTTGCTAAAGACTATCTAAAAAAGTTCCGTCTTAATGGTTGAGAAAACCCCTAAGAATGAGTACAAGGTACGACTACCTTGGAACTCAGCTACCCTATGGGATGACGAGAACGATAAATGGAACGAGACCTGCGCCTGGGCACTTGAGAAATTCGGGTTGCCCGGACATAGATTCAGTACAGTTTGTACTGAAAACTACATGGATTTTTATTTCCAAGACGAGAAAGATGCTATCTATTTTAGTTTGAGGTGGTTATAATAGTGTCATATTTAGATGAATAAATATAATACTAATGAAACCAACAATCGCCCTTTTCGTAGCAGACCCAAAATGCTCAGTACAGAGTTCCAATGGAATTATCAGTTCCTTGGACTCTAAGTACAACTTTAAACTTTTTTCCAAGAACAGACTAGAAAAAGACTTCTTTAAAGGAGTTGATATGATTGCTGTTCCCGGTGGGTTTGGGGATAGCGATAGCTACGAGAAATTATTCCAACACAATGGACAACGTGTGATTGATTTTGTTAATGAGGGTGGACGATATCTGGGCATATGCATGGGCGCATACTGGGCAGGTTCACACTATTTCTCTTTACTTAATGACGTAGATGCTGTACAATACTTAAACCGTCCGAGAACTGACACACGTAGACCACATGCAAAGAACATGCCTATCACTTGGAGAGGCGAACCAATGAAAATGTTCTGGTATGATGGATGTGCGTTAGTAGGCGATGACACAAAGTTTGAGACAGTTGCTACTTATAGTAATGGAGACGCAATGGCTATATTTCAAGACAGATTAGGATTGATTGGGTGTCACCCAGAAAGTCAACCATTCTGGTATGAAAGTTATAGCTGGATGAAGGCACATTACCATGATGGCTTACATCACAAACTTCTATTAAATTTTGCAAATGAACTAATGAGTAGATGAACAGCAAGCAAAGACGTAGTATTGCCCGCAAATTAAAATATAAAATTACATTAGAATTTCATCCAGATTATTATACCTTTGAGTTTGATGATAAGGTTGAAGAAGGAACTAGCTGGTGTAAAAAGAAATGTACAGGGTTCTATAGAATTGATGATGATTCATTTTTTGAAAAGGTTATCTTTCATTTTGAGAAAGAACGTGATGCAATAATCTTTGCATTGAAATGGCAATGATTAAGAAGAAACAAATGACTAATAAGTTATATGGAGCTAATGGTGGTTGGGCCGCAATGCGTAGTGTAAGCTATGATGGTACAGGTAATGTGTATGATATGCCTTACCACAATGTAACTCCAATTGTATCTAGCGGAGAATGGAACGAAATGATTGCCTGGTGTGTATCTGTATTCGGACCAAGCGGTACGCCAGGTATGCCGGGTGTATGGTCTCCAGGGGATAGATGGTATGCCAACAATGCTAAGTTTTGGTTTAGGGACAAGCCAGATTGCGAGTGGTTCATGCTGAGGTGGTCGTGACGGAAACTATCACGCTAACACAGGAAGACTTTTGCCGTCACAAGCCTCATTGTAGGCGCAACAAATGGATTTATGCTACCGTACCTGACTTTCAAACTTATTTTAAAGCAAGTCACTGGTTGCGTGAAGAACGCAAGCATCCGCGGATCTTTGTAG